GTTTATAATACATTTGGGTATAGCACAGAAATTAGCCCAAGCGGTTATGCTATAAGAATATGGTATCCAGGATGGCCTGATGGCTGGAACAATCAAATGGATCCCGTCATTTATCCATACGGAAGATTTAGAGATGGATATCTATACCGTTTTGTCGGACAAATTGGTTACAAGTATGTACCAGAAGATATTAAGCTTGCATGTATGCTCTTGATTCAAGACATACTTTCAAACGACTACAATTGGAGAAATAAGTATTTGTCCAAGGTTGACCTTAGTGAAATTTCATTTGAGATGGCTAAGGGTGCCTTTAACGGTACAGGAAACGTTGCAGTAGACAACATTCTTGATCAATACCGTAAAGCAAATATTGTGATTATCTAATGTTTAATTCATCATTTATGGCATCCATCATGAATATGAAGGCGGATGTTTATACACAGGTAAATGCTCAAGATCCATCAACTGGTGCAATCAAGCGTCAATGGGTATATAGCCATACAATTCAATGCAAGGTAGAGCCTATTAAAGTTGGCGGGGCTTCAACAAGAACCGATAACAAAGCATTTGATAAAACATCAGATGGTAATTATACAGAAAAACTCCAGCTTAGACTTAAAGGATTAGAACTACTTTCAAAGCGTTGGCGTATTCAAAACATTCGCTCAAGTGATAGAAAGAAAATATTTATTGAAATTGATAAATCTGGACAACCAGACACAATTTTTGAAGTAACTGCAGCACACGCAGTATTAGATCCTTTTGCAAAGATAGCATACTATGAAGCAGTGCTTCTAAGAACTGAGTTGCAAGATGACAGTCAAGCTTGAGGTTGATACAAAGCAACTTGTAAATTCAATGTATGACCTTTCAGAAGGTCTTCAAGAACTTACTAAGCCTACAGTATTAAGCCAAGTTGCAAGATCAATATTTTCATTAACAGCAGAACGCTTTATGATAGATGTTGACAACTATGCCAGAAGAAATCCCAAAAGAATGCACCACGTTTATGAATGGGGCGGCATAGGAAATCCTACTCAAAGATTATTTGTTCTTGAAAGAAGCAGAATAATTTATGGCGATTTAGTTATATCATCAAATTTCTTATCATCTAAAATGCCAGTCCCAATAAATCCAGAATTGTTAAAACCTGGAAAAACTGGCAAGATGGTATCTTCAAGAAGTATATTTAGAAATAAAGCAGAAGTTATGGAAAGTGGAACTCCAGTCTCATTTCAAGCAAAAAGAGTTTTAGCTTTTATGGGTAATAATGGAATTGCTTTTATAGCACCAGGAACTCAAATAAACATATTGCATCCAGGCGGGATTCAAACAAAGAATGCTTTTGCAGAATATATGCTTGATTGGTATACTAATAAGAGTAATGTAGTTATAGATTCATCTGGATATTATGATAGATTGGCAAACGACGTTTCCATAGCATTAAGTTCAAATAAATCTAGTGCGGCTGCTGTAAAAAATGCAGTAACAAAACTTGCAAATGAAATAGACACGGGGGATATAGTTAGATGACGGTAGATTATTCAAAAGTTGCAGTATCAGATGTGCGTAATGCCATATGGACAGAATTGCAAAATGCTGGCCTATTTCATGCATCTGATTATACGGCTACAGGATTTACGTCCCCGCTAGTCCCTATTATCCCGTCTCAACAAGTTCCAGAATTTAACAACTTGCTTCCAGGCAAGACTTATATTACTTATGACATTGTGCAAAAAAATCATGGGGTTCAATGGTGGCTATCTGATGAATCTATGATCATGCAGATAGTATCTAGAAATAACACTCAAATACTTACAATTGCTAACTTCTTGACAGACCTATTTAGAAGATATGAGCAGTCAGCAGCAGATGTAAATGCTGAAAGAATGGCGGGAAGTCCATTTAGATTCCTATTCTTCCGCCTAGAATCTGCAAATCCAGTACAACCATTTATTGATGAAGGTGGATTTATGAGCGGGGATATTGCAATAGGATATACCTATACCCGTGAAGTAGATGAAGGTACAACCACCAACACTGGCAGATATATCTAAAATTTGAGTTATATCACTTTAATGCTATGCTTTTCTATGAGGAAGCAAGTTGTCACTTTTTTGTTTTAATTTTATATCAAATAAGGTGGTGAAATAAATAAATGGCTACAAGTACTAAAAACGTAATCGTTGGAGCAGCATCTCTATTCGTTTCAGTTGGTAACAGCTCAAACAATACAGGTCGCCCAACAACATACAAATCAGATCTTTCAAATTTGATGCCAACAAACACATCAGCACGTACTGGTATTCTCCAGTCTTCTGCTTATCGTGAAGTTGGTTATACAAATACAGGACTTGAAGTTTCATATGAGCCAACATACGGTGAGGTTATGGTTGATCAACTTCTTGATGCAGCCCGTATCTTCAAGCAAACACTTAAAGTTATGCTTAAGACAGAACTTACCGAAGCAACTCTTGAAAACCTTCAATTCTCATGGGGTCAAATGGATAGCGTATATGTTGCTAATGCTAACAACTCAGTTGTTAACGTTCCAACATTGCTAAACAATGATTCTTCTGTTAACAGCACACCAGATACTCCAGCAGCAACATTGAATATGGCTGCAGGTGCTCTTGGTGACGCACCAGTAGAGCGTGTACTTATCGCAGTTGGACAAGCTCCAGCTCAAATCGGTACATCAGCAGCTTTCAATGATCCAGCAGCAACAGGTTCAACACCAGTTGTATCAGTTGGAACAGGCTCAGTAACTACTGTTGCTCGTAACAAGGAGCGTGTATACGTTGCTCGTCGTGTTGTTTCTATTGATACAACAATGCATGCACTCAAGCGTGATGCAGCAACTGTGTTCCCAGTGAATTTCCGTTGCTTGCCAGATTCAGATGCAAACTATGCAGGTGCAGAATACGGTGTTGTTATTGACCGTGTATACGGTACATTCTAAACAAAACCTAATATACAATTTAATATTGATTCAAGCCCCGTCAGAAATGGCGGGGCCTCTGAATTTGTTTATACCTAATATCTTGGTATAATTTAACTAACACAAAGGAGCTATAACTTGGCAACAACAGTATATGATGTAGTAGAAATTGAATTGTCAGACGGGTCAAACTTGACTCTAAGACCTCTTCCAATTAAGCAACTAAAGAAGTTTATGGAAGTTATTCGTTCAATTGACGTTAAAGAAGATGCAACCGAAGATGACGCTATGGACGTATTTATTCAGGCAGCTATGATTTGTCTTGAAACATTCAAGCCAGAGCTTTCCAAAGATATAGATAAGTTTGAAAGCGTTGTTGAAGTTCCTACTATGATGAAGATTCTAGAAGTTTGCGGTGGTCTAAAGCTAACAGACCCAAACCTTCTGGGAGCGGCACTAGTTGGGACGAACTAGACCTACGCTCCTTGGAGTCCGAAGTATTTCTAACTGGTCATTGGAAAAACTTTGACGAATTAGAAAGTAATCTTTCTCTTGATGAATTGATGGCAATCATTGAGATTATCAGGAAAAAAGATAACGATGACAAAAGATTTTTAGCAGCAATAAATGGCGTAGATCTTGATGCTGAAGAAGAAGTCAGCGATGTATCAGATCTTATGAATTTAAAGGTTGCTAGAGACGAAGGTTTTGGAGTAAACGAAGGCTTAGGCTTTATGCAAATGGGGGTGGATGAATAGTGGCAAGAGTAGAACTTAATATAGTTGCACTCGGAGATTTTACTTCCGTCAATACGCAAATAAAAGCTCTACAAGCCCAAATTGATCTACTTAATAAAAGTGTTGCGGGAGTAGGATTAGGTAATAACCTTACCAAAGATCTTAATTCAGCAGCAGCAGCATTTAAAAATACAATGCTGTCAACTGGACAATTTACTCAAGCACAAGTCCAATTAAGAACAGAAACTCAGAAGTTTGGCCAGGCTTTAGAGTCTGGCAAACTATCTTTAGGTACATATTACAGCATAATTAAACAAAATTCTGGTTCAGCAATGAACAGTGTAAAAGCACTTGCTGTTGAACAAACTAAACTTCAAAATTCTGTAATAATGGCTGACCCTACAAAGCAGGGATTTTATTCAGTATTTACACCAACAACAATTAATAAAGTCGCTGATGCAACAAAGATTGCTGCAAACGAACAAAATATTTATAATATTGCTGTTGAAAAAGGAACGCAAAGTTTAATTAACTGGGGTAAAAATACACAGTGGGCTGGTCGTCAGTTAACAGTTGGTATGTCTGTACCTCTTATGCTTTTTGCAAGTCAAGCAACATCAGCGTTTAAAGATGTTAATACAGAACTTACAAGACTTCAAAGACTTTATGGTGAAGGTTTAACGCCTCCATCACAAGCAGAACTTAATCAAATTTCAGCACAGGTAACAGACCTTGGAAAAAATGTTGCAAGCAGCATGGGTATTGCCGTTAAAGATACTGTGCAAGTTGCAGCTAACTTTGCTGCTATGGGTCGTCAAGGACAAAATCTTTTAGATACAACATATCAAGCACAACGC